TCATCAGTTCATTCAACTTGGCATTGATCCGGTTCATCCGGGCCGTGTCCAGGTCAGATGAAATAGAAACCCCGGCAAGCTTAAATCCTGCATAATTTTCAAACATGTCTTTCACCACCTGCCTGGCTTCGTCCTTGTTCTTGGCTTCCCGGTAAAATGATTTGGCTGCCGCTTGTTGGGCCGTGGGTTGTGGTGCTGCCTTCTTCCTTGGTTCCTTCTTTGCCTTGGGTTCTTCCTTGGGTTTCACAATCACCGGGGTAAAATCATGACGGCACCCCCAATGCAGTTTGTTAATGGGCAGATTGACCACCGTGGTCCCTTCAATCAACTTGGCCTTCTTGTTATTCCTGGCAATGTCCAACACCTGGTTCCATTCGGTAAAACTTAAATACCCACCTGGATCATGGGCATGCTCAATGGCGTAAATGCATTGTTGGGAAGACGTTTCAATTAAGGATCCACTGATAATGTAACCGGTAAATTTAAAATCCTTGTTCAGTTGTTGATTGATCATGCCGGTATAAGAATCAACGGCCTGTTGTGCTGTTTGATTCAAATACTGGTGAAGCTTGCCACTTTGATCTTCGCCCCCAAGGATATAATTCTGTAAATATTGACGGATGTCTTTCATGTTGGCCCCGGCCAGTAGGTTCCTAAAAATCCCGTCCCTCAATGGTGCCGCAAAATTCGGGTTCAGGCCATTGTCCGTGTATTGATTGATAATTTCCTCCACCACCGTCCGTTGGACATTCTTCACCCCTGCCGTGTTAATATCAAAATTGTTGAAACTGCCATGGAACTTTTTGTTGTTTTCCTGGATGGTGTCCAGGTCCCCAAGGAATCCGGAAACCTTGGATTCATAACCTTTAGATTTATTGACAATGTCCACCACCACCTGGACAAAATCATTCATCTGACTGGTTAAATCATCATTGACATTGACGGTCCCCCGTTTGATGTCCAGGTTATCCACTAACCAGTCAAAGGAATTTTCAAAAACTTCTTTTTCTATTGGGGAAAGGTTGGACCAGTTGGCCAGGGCTTCATCTTTGATCCGGTTCAAGTTGGCAATATATTCCGCTATACTCATCCGGCACCTTGAAGAAGTTTAGTTTTTAAGTCCAGGGGTTGTTCGGGGACCATGGTTTTCAATTGCTCGTTCAACTTGTCAATGATTGCACCCGTTTCTTGGGCGAATAATAACGGGTCTTCAAAATACATTTTCTGAAGCAAAGGAAAACTGAAGACATGGGAAACCAGTTGTTCCGGTGTTATGGCCCCACCCATTTTATAAGCTGTGATTTCTTGGGTGTTGAAGTAAAGCAGGGGATCCACAATTTTTAAGACATCCAGGAACTTCCTAATTGGTGAATTCTGGGACAGGAATTTTTGAACAAAGCTTTCCACCTGTTGGGCCTTTAGCATGACCGGAACCGGTGAAGACAAAATATCTTTCAATCCGGCAAAGGCTTCATCTTCCTGAAGGATGGCAAAACTGTAAGGGATTTCAATTGTGACCTGTTCGGGATTGGAATAAAAATAATTTTCCCAAGACTGAAGCACGAATTTAATTTTGGAATAATACACTTTGGCAATCCTGGACAGAAAACTATAAAGATCGTCACGGTCAATTTCTTTGCTGTCGGCACTTTCCACATTCCCTGTTTGGACTTTTTGTTGCACGTACACGGCCCGTTCTGCCATTTCTAAATAGTGCCTCCATTCGGCTTTGGAATAGTCCAGAATGGACGTGTCCGGGGTGTAGAATTGCACGTGTGGGACATCCAAAATTTTGTCATCCCCTTCCATCCCTTGGGGGTCAAATCTTTTGATGTAGGATTTATAAGGTGTTTGGGGTGCAAATTGACCCGTGCCCCCACACTTTTTGCACGGTTGTTTGCCATCCGGCCACATGGTGGAAATGTCGCAATCCACCCACCCGTCCTTACAAAGTGGATCATCACACGGGGAAAAGATTTCTGACATCCGGGGAAAAGAAAACGTAAAGTTGACGGCAGTATGTTGGCTGTGTTGTAAGAGGGCCAAATTCCCAAAGGCCACAAAGGGATTCATGAAGGATTTATTCACTCCCTTGGAAGACTGTTCCCCACCTACATCCGTAACCGGGATCGGTCCGGTAAAAGGATAAAAATCCACCTGGTATTTGTTAGAGGATCCGGCCAGTTGTTCAATCCGGTAAAACCCGACTTCAGCCAGGAACACATGATAAACCGGACGTTTGATTTTCGTGGTGATCTTGGGGGTAAAAGTATTTTCGGTGACCGTCTTGAAGTTCATCCGGCCCAAGGTTTGGTCAAAGAATTTTTCATGATGCACCCGGATTTCTTCAATATCAAAATCCACATCCGATTCTTTGACGGAAATAAAAATGACCGCTTCCTTGTCATGTCTTAAAAGTTGATCCGAACAGACAAAACAAATAGGGTCATAACCTTCGGCAACATATTCCGGGGGATAAACTGCTATCCGTGCATTGGCATCTTCCTTCAGGGCCCACGTGGTCCATTCATCCAGGAACCACTGAAAAAAATTGTCACCTTCAAAAAGTTGGTTGGCCTGGTCCGTGGATTTATCGGAAGCTTCAAATGAGTAGGAAGTATTTTTGAAAATTCGATTGATGTTATTCACGCCCCGCCCAAATGAAGCTTCCGTTATACTTTCAAAAGCTAAAATTCTATGATCCTTTGATTCTGCCGCTTCGTTAGGAAACAGACGGTCCAGTTTAAAAAAGATTTGGCCCTGACTATGCACCTGGATGGCTTCAGCATTCTTTTTGAAAAGTTTCTTTTGCCATTCCGGAAGCTTTTGTTTCAACACAAAGGCCACAAGTTCTTCATCAGTTTTAAACTGTAAAGCCATTTCACAAACTTAGTTTTTGAACGTTTATTAGGAAAGTTTCGGAAGCACGGCACCAAGACCCGGAACATCCACTGTGCAAGGAAATCCAAGTTCTTTCCATGAAAGTTCAAATTCGGCCAGTTGTATTTCTTCAAAGTTGTCTGGAACTGTCCAGTTGAAATCCGAAGTATTAAACGTTCCGATTGGTAAAACCACTTCGTCCCCGTCACACATACGAGCAACGACCAGGTATTTGTCGGAATGCAGAATTAATTCGTTCATTTTTCCGCAAGTTGTACGTGCTGAAGTCTTGTCAAAACATTTGATCCCAAACTTCAGGGCCCACGTAATGGATGTCAACTGTGGCGTCCGGCAAGAAGCTGTTCTTTCCGTCTTCACGTCCTTACGGGCAATAGAACCCAAACCAGGACCGGAACGGCCAAGACCACTGTTCACGGATCCGGAACCCACGTTGTCCAACAGTGTTTGCCACCAAGATGGATCAATTACATTGGCTTCCGTGAAGGTTTCCGTACACGGAATAAAATAAAGTTCGTTAATACCACCTTGCGCCAATTCACAAGAACAGGTGTCAACAGATTGGGGGAAATCGGGAACACCACATTCCCCAATAACGCATGCAGGGCCCGTCAAAAAGGGCATGTAAAACTTTTGAAACAGTTTCATGTTTAAAGAATTTTTGTTTTTTGAAAGTAGATTTTGAGAAATGAAATCCGTTATTGATCCAAACGGAAGAAGGCAACAGTGGAATGAATAAGTCAGGTCAAAAATAATATTTTCTTTCTTTAATCCAAATCTAACATGGTCCACCCGTGGCAGAATTACCATGACAACCAGGTTGCCAAATGTTCACCACCACCCCGTTCACGTCCACAACTCCAAGACTTAAAGAATTGGATCCCGTTCCAATGGGGTTGTCCACCACTGCATTCGTTGTCACAATGGAAACACCCGTTCCATCAATTGTTATAACGTCTTCCAGGACTAAACTAAAACCGTGGCCAAGGGTGTCCGGGTAACATCCGGATGCCGTGTCTTGCGTTAACAAAACTCCGTCCGGTGTATTTAGTTGCAATCTTGCTTTCACAAAACTGCCCGTTAAATTCTTGGTCATGAATCCGGAATAAACCGCCCGGACTGTAACCAGGTCACCAGGGGCCCCCGTGATTTCAAACTGACTGAAGATCCCGGAACAAACCGTTTGGGCCACACTTTCCGTGACCGGTTCCCCTGTTGTCCAGGGAACAAGGCTGCCGGTGATTCCACCCCCGCAATCCGAAAAAATGAAACCTTCATATTGATCCCCTTCAACCCCACCCACGGGAAAACAGAAAGGTGACGTGGTAATTCCCGTGTCGGCTGTGGTATATCCCCCAAGGGATCCATTGAGTCTGTATTGGATAGTGTAACCGTTAGCGGGTGCCGGGTCACACGTGTTGAAGTCCACACAAACCGTGTTGCCTTCACCAAATTCCACCGTGGCTTCGTTCACGGTCGGATTGCAACAAGTTTCCGCCCCTCCATCTTCCCCGCCAATGACCACCGTGCAAGGATCTTCTTCACAACTGAAACTTTGAAATTGTTTTTCTTGCAGTAAAACATTGGGCTTCCAACAACGGGTGCAATCATCTGCATTTTCATAAGACGTTTCAGACAATAAATATTTCTTCGGGGTTTCGGTTCCAATAAACACTTCCCCTCTTTTAAATACTGCATCCACATGTTTTAAATACCATTCCGGGACAAATTCCCCGGTGAATAAATAAAGATCCACGGATTCCGTCCGGAACGTCCTGGTCCTTCCCTGTTTGAAATCGTTCTTGATTCCATTCAAAGCCACTTCCACCGACCGCATGAAAAATTTGTGTTCATAAACCACCGTGGCGTCCCCAATCGTTCCCCCCTGGCTTTGTCCAAAATAAATCCCTTCCCGGTCAAAGCTTATCAGTGGATCCAAATTCCCGTAACAACTTTTCACCAGGGTCATGCCGTCTTCACACGTCCCCGCAAAACAATATTCTTCCGAAAACCAAATGGTGGATCCAATGGTGATTGCAATCACAAAACATTGCGCTGCCGTGGTTTCATTAAAACCATTAAAGACGGCATACCAGTTGCCATCCGGATCCTGGCCGACTACATAAGCCACCGGGGTCAAAAATTCAATCGTTCCCACGGCTCCACATGTATAAACCAAGTCAATGGCTGCCGTGTCCGCTCCAAC